TCAGTCCTTGGCTGCCTTCTCGAAGGTCAGCGAATAGACCTCGCCGACCTCAAACTGCTCGACGGCGGCGGGGTTGGTAATGGTGATCGAGATTTCACCGCTCGGCGTATATTTCGACCAATCGCCATTCCCTTCCGGGAGACCCCTGAGATAGGTCCCGAACGCAGCAGCCAATTTCACCTCGGCGCAAACGGAATTTGCATCGGGAGTGGCGTGGTGGGTGATCGTCTTCACGTAGAACATTGCTTGGACCGTCATCGGTCTTCTCCTTTTTGGAATTGCCGGAAACCGTCCGGCGCGGAGGATCAATCGCGGATGGCGATGAGGATCATGATGGTGACGAAGACCACTCCGCCCGCGATGGCACCGTAGTGCCACGTCATTGCGGCGGGGCGGTCGCGTAGTGCGCGCGCGTCGCCCGGGCATATCGATGCCCGGTTCTCGTCCGGGCGTGTCGGTGGCCGCTGTGACGAAAGGCAAGGCCCATCTCACGGCCGCCGTCGGGATCGTAGCTGATGTGGATGTGGCGCATCCGCCCCGCGTCGGTCGAATAGCCGCCAGCCCAACCGCGGAGCTGTGCGTAGATGCAGCTATATGGCCCCTGCACGTCCACGGCCTTGCCGCTGGCATGCAGGCTCATCCGCCGCGTACCGGCGATGTAGGTGCGCCGGACCGCCGAGACGGCAACCGTCCCCGGGCACGCCGCCTGGATCGACGCCAGTTTGGCGGTGAGCTGCGGCACCAAGCCGGCGAGACTGACGCCGCGGCGCGGCGCCCGAACGAGGTCAGCGCCGCTCCACCCCGACGCGGCAGCTTCGCCAGGCCGGTAGCGCGGGATCGCCACGCCGAAACCAGACGCCGCGGCGCGGCGCCCGAACGCCGACGGCGCCACGCCCTCGCAGGGGAAGACGATGTTGCAGTCCGGATGGGCTGCATAGGTCCGGCTCTTCGCTGCCTCGGCCGAGGTCGCAAACACGGCGAACGACAGCGTACAAAGCGCTGCCGCCGCCGCGATCATGATCGATCGCTTCATTCGGTCGTTCTCCAGTGGTGATGGGAGGGTTAGCGACCGCGCTTCAGGTCGCGGTTTTCGTTGCGCAGCTCGCGCAGCTCGTCGCGCATCTCTTCGTAGGCGCGGCGCTGCAATGTCTCGACCGCGTTTTCGATCTGAAGGAACCGGCGGTTGGAAACCTCGGCGCGATAGTTGATTTCCTCGCGTGGAACGATCTGCTCCTTGAGGTGCTTGGTGTCAGACTGCAGCGGAGACAGCGCTTGAGAACCAAACACGCCCAACACCGCGACGATGAAGCCCGCGCCCGATATCAGCACCGCCCATGGGGTGCGCTGGCGCTCGCTCAACTGGCTCGTGATGGCCGAGAACGACGCGCGGAATTCCGTTGCAAGGCCCGATATGGCCTTGTCGATCTTGGTGTCGAGGCCAAGCAGGCGATCGCCGAACTCTCGAATGTCACCCTCGAGCGCTCCGACCCGGACGCTTAGGGCCGTGATGTCGCTGTTCGGAGCTTCTGGATTTTGCTGCGTCATTTCTGGACTTCCAACTCCTGCTCGACGCAGAGCGTCGCGTCGAACTCCTGACCGTGAGGCTCGCCGCGATATTCAGCAGCGACGGCGTCGTACCAGTCAGCGCCGCATCGGATCCTCGCGTTGGCGTTCTTCAGCGCGCCGCGCGTCTTGGCGAGCGCGGCGCGGGCATCAGTGCCGATCGCGACGGCCGGCACCGGCACCGGGCTTAGGAAGGCGGGCCGCGGCGGGAGGCTTCGCTGCTGTTGGACCATTGCGGCCTGCTGCGCGCAGCCCGCGAAGATCAGCGTCGGTAAGCAGGCAAGCAGGCGCAGCGCGTGTCTTGAGCTCTTCGACATATTCGGCAACCCCCTCCATCTCGATCTGCGACTGTGCCTCGATCGCCCGGGCGCGAAGCGCGGCATCGGCCGCGGCGGTCCGGGCCGCCGCCAGATCGGCGTTCGCGGCGTCAAGCTTCGATTGCAGCGCGCGCGCCTGCCATTTTGCCTCGGTCTTCTCGACGCCATGGCGGTACGCGGTGAACGCGATGTACGAGATGCCACCAGCGATCGCTGCCACCGTGACGGCGGCTGCGATGGCGCCTGCCGCGAAATCCGACAGCCGGACGCCAAACAGGCCGGCGACAAAAAGCACGGCGCGAAAAGCTAGAGCGGTCATGTGTTCTTCCCCTTCCGGAAATCGAACACGCGGCGGCTTTCGACACGTTGCGCGATTGCCCAAATCACCAGACCAAACACGGCGACGACAATCGAAGCCACGATCAGCGCGATGATGAGCGCGATGGCCTCGCGGCTAAGCCCGAGACCGTCCACCGCATCGCGGAAACCCGTGACCGTCGACAATCGGTCGGTTGCCCAAGCCATGCCTCCAAACAACCCGCCGGCGCCGCCGGCACCAAATGTCCGTCCGGCCCAACGCTTGATCCGATCCGTCATCGCGATCGTTTCCGACCCTTCGTCGCGAAGATCGTCGGCGGTTGCGGTCGCCCGCTCCTCGCCGATGTGCCGGTGATCGGCGACCAGCAGCGCATTGAGCAAGTCGTCATCGACCGTAGGCGTCAGCGGCAGGCCATTCTCGTTCCGGAATGCAAGGATCGCGGCCTCGGTGCGCCCTTTCGGCACAAGCTCGCCGTCGATCTTGCCGACGTCGTAGTAGCCAAGCTCCCTCAATCGGCGTTGCACCAGCATAACGGTCTGCATATCGGCGCCGTGCTGATCTTCGATCAGTTCCGCCCCGCGCTCCTCTTCGCGTGCAGAGCGGCCGGCGCTATCGTCATCCTCCGTAGCCGGCAGGAAGCCATGTCGCGCCGCGGCGAGACCACGCTCGAACAATGCGGCTTCACGATCGCGGCGGCTGCGCAGGCCGGATGTCGGCGCCCACAGACGCTTCATCTCGCGGATGAGCGCCGGGACTTTCGTCAGATCGCCGGACGCCATACAGGCCTTGATAGCCCGCATCTCGACATAGCGGTCGCCAGGCAGGTCGAAGCTGCCACCCCTATTGAAGACCAGCGAGGCCAGCGCGCCTTTGCAGTCGGGCGATAATTCATCGAAGCCGGGCAGCTTCCTGCGCGCCAGCGCGACATAGCGGGGCAGGCTCGCGTTGCTGAACACGTCGAGGGCCACGTCCCAAGGCACGTCGACCACACCGCGCAGGCGGCGCGCCAACGGAGCGGCAGCAGATCCGGTCACGCCGCAGCACTTCTCCAGCGCGCGGATCATACCGTCAGGGATTTTCCCCTTCCAGTCATTCCAGAGCTGCGTCTTGGTGTTCTGGCCGACGTCGTAGCCGATGCCGATCGTCACACCGGAGTTCACGCCCGGCCACTCAGGGGCGCGATAGCGCTTGTTGTAGACCTGTTGTGACGTGACTTCTTCGCTGACGATCAGATCGAAGGCAGCGCGCGAGATGCCGTGCAGGTTCAGCATGCCATTCCCCAAACTAAAACGGCCGCCTCAAGGGCGGCCGTGCTTTCGATTTTCGGTGGTCATTCGCGACTGTCGGTGCCAGCGTCGCCTTCCGGCCGCTTCAGCTCGAGCCTCGTCTCATAACCGCTGCCGCGGTCGAGCGAGTGCTCGACGCCGTCAATTGTGTAAACGCCGTCGGCGCCTGGTCGGGTGCCGATCACTGTGCACGTTCCCTCTGGCTGCGCCGCGGGGTCCCCAATGATCGTGACCGTACCGCCGCCACGCTCGCGCTCAGACGAAAGCTTGTTGTCTTTCGCGGCACTGTCCGCCTCGCCTTCGTCCGCGCGCACCACGCGATGCGTGTGCTGCGCGTCGGATGATGGACCGCGCTGATCGATCTGAACCCGCCGCTCCTTCCACTTCGCCTCCTTGCGGTCGAAGTATCGCGCGCGCGCCTCAATGTAGCGCGGCCTGGCGAACATCGGAGAAATGTCCCATTCCTTGAGGTTGTCACCCCATCGCGCCGTGACGCCGGCGAGAGCGGCGCCCGAGACTGACATGCCCGAGTTCTTTTCGTAGATGATCCCGGTTTTGCCCTTCATTTTGAACTCGCCGCCCACCTCTCGCGCGACGCGCTGGCCGAGGTGGATGAAGCTTTCCGTCGCCGCCGCCCAATAATCTCGGTGGATACCACCGATCCCGCCCTGCGCGCGGAACGAGAGGCCCGCCTTTCCCGCTGCCTCGCTCATGAAGTCGGTCAGGGTGGCATCGTCCTTGTGGAATTCTAGCGGCTCCTTCGCCTTGCCCTTCGGATCGAACCCCTTGGCGGTGATCGTAATGGTGCGGCCGCCACCGCGCGAGCCATTGGAGCGCACCGTGTCGACCGTGCCGTCGAAGACCAGTAAAACTCCAGTCCTGCGCCATCCAAGCATGATCTGCATCGGATCGCCGATCGACGGCATCAGCACTTGCCCATCGCTATCGTCTAGGACGAGCGACGCCGTGTCGGACGTGGTGCCGGACTTATCATGCACCGTGAGGCTTTGCAGGATCTGGCTGAACCTCTCCGTGACGACGTTGCCGCCGACGATGATGATGAAAACCGCCTGATCTGCCACGGCGTCAATCCCAGAGCTTCACCACGCGGAGTTCTGGCACGCTCGCCGGAACATCGATCGGAATGGAGACGACGGTGCCCGAGGGTAACAGGGCGCCTTTTTCGGAGAGGCCAGGGTTCAGGTCGAGCACCCGCTCGACCAGGCCAGGCATCGGACGCCGAAAGCGGCGCCAGATCATCAGGCTGAGGCGCATGTCATCGCCTTCGATGACATAGGTCTCGATGTTCATCTGCGTTATCCGAAGAGCGACAGCAGCGCGTTGAACACACCAGCAGCGCTCGGCTGCTCAGAGCGCTTCAGCGTAACCTCGAATTCGATCACCTTGCCGACGCCGTCGGGCCCGATGTATGTCGCCTTCTCTGTCACGCGCTCGATGACAACCCAACCGAGGGGCTTGCCGTTGCCCAACATGAAGAACTGCGGGACGCCGCTACGTCGGATGCCGTGCAACGCTTCCAGCGTATCGAGCCCGCCAAATCTTTGCGGGAACAACTTGCCGCGGATCGACCAGCTTTCGGCAGCCTCGCCGACGAATTCAAGCGGCGGCATACGTCCGAGAACTTCATGCGAGGCAAAGGATGCGCCGGCATCGTGATCGCCCTCGTGGAAATTGAACGGCATGACTTCGAACTGGATGCTTCCAAGTTGAGCAAGCATGACCGTCACGCCGTGTTGAAGCCGTAGTCAGCGAACATCGCGTGCTGCTTCGCAGAGATACCTTCGAGCGATCCGGACTTCTGCGCCGGCGGCTCGGTGACCTTCGGCGTGATCGACGGGCTGACGCTGAAGCCGAGCTTGCCGATCCATCGCTGCACGGCAGCGTCGATCAGACGATCGACGCCTTGCAGTGCTTCGTTGACAGCATCGCGATATGCTTCGCCGGTCCGCTGGCCGGCGCTGGCCGCCTGCGAAGACACGTCGAGATGTGCAACCGGGTCGGCACCGCTGGACCACACGTCTCCACCGCCGCGGATCAGGTCTATTCCGAGCCGCTGACGATCGGCATTGAAAGCGCGCCTATAGACGTCGTTCATCGTGCCGCCGCGGTACTTGTTCAGACGCTCGCCGCTCGTGGTGCCGTGATCATCGGCTGTTGCAGACCGCAATACAAAGGGCGCTGCCGCTGCCGCAACCCATGGCGAAACCGCAGCGAGCCGCGAGAGGGCGGCTGCGGTAGCCCCCGGCGCGATCACGCCGAACATCTCTGCGGTCTTTCCAGCGGCGGTGCCGGCTCCCAAGAGGCCGGCCGTCCCGGCTGCGATCGTCCCGGCCTGAAGCACACCGGCCGGCGCGTTCGACACCTTGTCCATGGTGTTGCCGATCGCATCCATGGTCGGCTTGAGCCATTTGGCATTCGCCTCACCGATGGAGAGCGTGAGATTTTCCACGGCACCTTTCAGCCGCTCGAACGATCCGCCAAGGCCACCCATAATCTCATCGGCTTTTCGCTTCGCAAATTCCGGATCGCCGGCGACGCCCGAAAGCTCCTTCTTGTTCGCGCCGAACTCGTTCCACTTCGAGGCTAGGATCGAGCCCTTACCGCCATGCTTGTCGGTGAACATCGCGTTCAGAAGCGCGATGGTCATCTTCGGGTTCTTCATGATTTCATCGAGCAAGCCCTCGGCGTCTACACTCTCCACGGAGAGCCGGTAGAAGTCACCGACGGCTTTCGCGATCTTCTGCGCGTCCTGCGCGCGGGTCTTGCCGCCCTTGCCCTTGAAGCCTTCGCCCACGATCGCCGAAACCCGCTGGATGAAGTCGTCGCGGCGCCCGACGGTCTCGCTGTCCTCGAGGAGATCGGTCAGGCGCTCCTTCTGATCGGCGCTGAACCCCTTGCCGAACCGGCGCTTCATGAAAGCTTCCATGGTCGGAACGCTAAGGCCACCGGGCATCGACGTGAACTTGTTGTAGTCGATGCCGGCCGCGGTGAGCGCATCCATGCCCTTCGAGGTCGGGGCGACCAGCTTCGAGGACACCGACCGGACGAAGACGCCGAGTTCGTCACCGCGAAGGCCGCCGCGGCGCCCGATGGCGCCGAGCGCAGCAAGCGTGGTGTCGGACAGCCCGGCTGCCGTGCCCGTCGCCGCGCCGAACTTCATGTATTGCTGAACATCCTCGTCGTTCATGCCACCGAGCTTGGCCATCTTCACCAGCAGGTTGGTGGCGCGGGTCGCCTCGGCAACCGCCTTCTCCTTCGTGCTGATGTCCTTGTTGGTGGTTTGCAGGAAGGTGCGGATCGCCTCGGACGAGGTTTCGAGGTCCGCCTCCATCACCAGAGCGTAGTTCTTCACGCTCTCCGTGATCGCCGCGCCCACCTCGGCGCGGAGTTGCGCCGTGTACTGCGGCGGCAGGCCCTGCATGGCCTTGGTCTGAGCCTTGACCACGTCCAGGTTCGTGAACTGCGTGTCTTGGCCGATGCGCTTGGCCTGCGGCACCAGCAGGCGCTCCTGAAGATCCTTCGGAATGTCGACAAACTCGCGCTGCTTGCGAACGCCGATGTCAAACTCCGCAGCCGAGATGACGGCCTTTTTTCCGAACTCCTTCGCCCGATAGCCGCTCACCATCGTGGCGGCGCCGGTGATCGCGCCGGCAAGACGATTGGGCCGAGCGGCAGCGGCCTGCAGATTTCGATGCTCTCGCTGCACGCGCCGCAGCGCGCCGATCGTGGCGTTCTCCCACGCTCGCACCTGCGAGGCCTGCGCTCTCGTCCAATCGGACGACTTGGCCGCCAACCCCTGCGATGCGGCATAGGTCTTCCACGCCGCCGAAACTTTCTCGATCTCCTTTGCGGACAAGCCGAGCTTGGCGACCTGCTGGCCGAGCCGGTCCGAAACGCCGGCCTTGCCGAGCTTCGTCACCTGGTCGGTCGCGCTTTTGAGCGCCTGCGCGACCTTTTTGGCCTTGCCGCTCACATCGTCGCGGAGGCTGACCGTGAGCGTGGACGTCAGATTACCCATAGACCACCCTCACCGCCGCGACATGGCTTTCTGAATTTGGTACGCCTCGGCGACTTCGTGCGCGAAGTCGCACCATTCCATCGCCATCAGCTCAGCCATCGACCACCCGATCCAGCGCCGCACGAACGCCCGGTACGAGCGCCAGTGCCGAGGATCTATGATCCAGTGTTCGCCCGAAACCTTCGTGGCAAAAAATCGGCCGAAACCTCCAGAAGCCTGCTCGCATCATCGTCATCCAGCGCATCAAGCACCGCATTGTCGATACGCTCGCCATCGGCACGGAAGAACATCGGGAAGTGGATGAACTTCGCGTCGGCACCATGCAGGCCTTCCACGAACTCCGATACCTGCTGAACGGTCAGGCGCCGGACTACGATGGTCTTCAGTTCGGCACCGTCGACCATCAGCGGCCAGTCCAGATCGACCGATCGGGATCGCTTGTCGCTGTCGACAAACGCGATTTTGGGGCTGCGCGGCTTTTCGGCTTCCGCCGGCTTCTCGGTTTCTGACATGACTTCCTCCCGTAGCGCGGCGGCTAGTTGCCGCCGCCGATCCGCAGAATGTTCCGGACGTCGGCGTTCTGCGTCACACCATCGACACGCCAATCGGTCGTGAAGAAGTCATAGAAATACTTCTCCTTGCCGTCGAACCAGAGCGTGTAGCGCAGGATTTCCGTGATCGAATGATCATGGCCTGTCGGATCACCGCGGCGAAGCTCGTCAGTGGCAAGTCGCACGAGCCGGCCCTGCATGACCGACTTGACCTCGATGACGCGGCCGCCCTGCTTGTCTCGCATCGCGCCATAAAAGGTGTACGGCAAGCCCTGCCGGCTTCCGAGACCGAACTGGCTCATCACCTGTGGGTCATAGCCAGCCAGTTTGAAGGTGCATTCGAGCTTGCTCAGCCCGAGGCCGCCGATCCCGATTTCGCCGATGGCGCCGCCAGGCAGGTGATCAGCGGTCTTCTCCTCGAGCGTCGGAAGCTGCAGGCCCTGAATGTTGAGGTGCTTGCTGTTGTCAGGACCATCGTCGCCGACGAACAGGTTGAACGCCTCGTTGATGATGAGCATCGGTGTTCTCCCGAAAGGTTTGATTTGCGTTACGGTCGCCGCCGATCGCCCTTAGGCGACCAGGGTGTTCGCCTGAGTGATGAGCGTGTCGAGCATTTCCTCAAGCGCGGGCCGGTAGCGGCGGCTGTCGATGGTCAGCTTGCGAAGCACCGGAGGCTCTTCCGCCTGGAAGAAGATGCGCAGGTGGCCGAGGCGAAGCTGCTCGGGCGAGTTCTTGTTTTTTTCGAAGCCGACACGGAAGCCGAGGATGTGCTCGTCCGCCTTGAGGTCCGAGAGGAAGAAGCTGATATCGTTTTCGAGCGCCTGCACTGCATGCGGCGTGATGTTCGACACGCCAAGACGCTTGCGCAGCGACTTAAGCAGCGCGAGATGAATGAAGTCCCGCATCCGCGTCACATTGTAGAACTGCCAGAGCGGGTCGGTGCCGGCGTTGTCAGTTCCGACATAGACAAATCCTGCTTCAGCGATTGCGGTTTCGACGCCGAGTTCGCCGCGAATGACGACGCCGATGTTATTCGCCAAGAGGATTTGGGCATCGGTCGCGCCATCGGTTAGGCTGAAGGCGTCGTAGCGGCGCAGCCCGATGATGCCGGTCATCTGCTGGTTGGCCCACGAGTGCGACGGGATGCCGCCGTGCTGGAAGTCGACCCGCACGCCGATGCCGATCACGCGCGCGGCGGCATCCTCTTCGGCGGTTTGCGTTCCCTCCTGCACCTTGGCGTAGTTGTCGACCGGGATCAGGCGATCGGACGCGATCGTCTCGCGCCAGTCGATTGCGTCCTGCTTGCTGGTGCCGGGGCCACCGACGACGGCATGCGCCAGCAGAGCGGAGCAGATCGCCGGCAGTTCGGCGCAGATCGGATTGGCCTCGGCGACGCCGCCCGTGATGACCGCTGTGAGGTTCCAGCCGTCACCCACCGCGAAATCCGTTCCGCCGTCCGAAATCGTGAAGCGCACGTGGTCGCCGGTGTAGGCCACGCCGACGGTAGCGTTCGGCAGCGCGACGCCGTCCGGGTCGGTGACGCTGAACACGCCGCCGTCCGCCGGCACCGCGACCGCGACGGTCACGACGAATTCGTCGCTCACCTCGAAGTCGTTCGAGCCGTCCGAAAGTGTGAAGTTGATGCCGTTCGGGCTGTTGTAGGCGGAGCCGACCACGGCGATGCCATCGAAGGTGCCGTCCGGCCGCAACACAGCGAAGGCGCCGCCATCCTCCGAAGCCGCCTGGCAAACCACGCGCCAGGCACCTGCGGCCGCCGCGGCATCAGCCGAGAGCGAGCCGAGCGTGCCGTTGCCGGCGTTTCCGCCCGCCTTCGCCGCAGAGTTGGCCGAGCGAGCACCACCGATACAGCGGACCTGATACACGCCATTCTTCAGCTCCGCGCCGTAGGCCGGCGCGGCCAGCGCGATCGTGCCCGTGCCCGTGTTGCCGCCGCTTTTCACCATGCTGCTGACAGCCTTGCTGCCGGCGGTGCGGGTAAAGCGGCCGGTGAAACCCGGCGCACCGATGATGCGCGGGATCACGCCCAGCGCCTGGCCAGCGCGCAGCAGCGCGTAGAGACCGGACCCGGAGTTCTGCGAGCCGATGATGTTGGCAATCGTCTCGTCAATATCCTCGCCCTCGGCGACGCGGACCGCGACGACGCGCGCCGCCACCTGGAATTCGGCGAGCTGGTCGTTGATCGCCGCCACGGCCTTGTAGAGTGGCCCGGTGCCGAGCGCCGCGAGATAGGTCTGATCGTTCGAGTTGAACTCAACCGGTGTGTTCAGCGGGAATTTGGACGCGTCGGCGTCGTCTGACGGCAGCACATAACCGACAACGGAAAGGTCCGACGGCACTACCGGCCGCGGCTCGTTGCTGTCCCGGTTAATGACAATGCCAAAAGTCGGTTCGGTCATGCGATTGCTCCAACAAAAAGGCCGCCCCGAAGGGCGGCCGTGGGAAGGATGGAATGCTGTGTTGTACTAGAAGAACGCCGCATCGATCTCGGCGAAGGTGGTGATGGTGCCCGCCGTGATTTGTGTTTGTACCGTCTCCTCGAGCGCGAACATCGCGGCGACGTGCGCACGCGCGGCTAGACAGATCGTCGCCATGTCGGCGTTGCTGACGGTGGCGAAGCGGTTGTCGGCGAATTTCCACGGTGACGGATCGGCGCGCAGCCCGGCCCCGATCGCCACGAACTCGGCGAGCAGCTTGGACTGGCTCTCGCGATCGGACTGGATCACGTAGTCGCCCCACGCCACGCCGCCGATCTCGCGCTCGTAACGTAGATTTGCGGCATACTCGCCAAGTTCGGATTTGGTCGGCGCCGGCAGCGGAGGGATGTCCTCAAGCACCGGGGCGTGCACCACCGTGCCAGCCTGGCGCGCAAAGCCTTGAGCTACAAGTCGCTTCCCATCAGGCACTTCCAGCGGCGCAACACGATAGATGTTGATCTGTGCCAGCTCAGCGTCGGACCAAAGCTCGACGACCTGCCACGGATATTGTGTGCCGTCCGGGCCGATAATGGATGGGCCGGCAGCCATCTCCACAAACTCGTCGGGAGCGATTTCACGAACGATAATCATTCTGATTGAGCCTTATGTCCAAGAAAGGCCGGCGGAACCGTTGCCGCCGTAACCGCCGTTGCCGCCAGGAGTCCCGCCAGAACCAACGATAATGGTGAGTGATGTGCCGGGCGCAGGTGCACCAGCGCCGCCATAGGTGTAAGTCTTGATGCACCGGCCGCCAGGGCCGCCGGGCAGCCCAAGTGAACCAGCCGCACCCCCACTTCCGCCGCCACCCGTAGCATTGGTGTCACCGCCTGATGCTCCACCGCTTGCTCCCGCGTATGTAATACCGCCAGAAGTGTAAGCACCGCCGCCGCCATTAGCGATCAAGCCGAGGCTGGCGATTTGTGAGGCACCTCCCCCGGCTGCGGTGTAGTACTTTTGAGCGCCACCACCCCCGCCGGCACCGAGGTCAATAGTGAGCGTGTTGTACTCCGGGACAACAAACGAGTGCGTGCCTGGACTGTAATTGGCGCTTCCCGGCGTAACGATGCGTGCCCTGCCGAGCATCCGCCGCTGAAAGGCGAGCAACATCACATCACCTTCCAGCCAGCACCGATGATGATGGACGGGTCCCACGTCCCCTCGCACGACGCGACGACGGCGATGGCGTTGGCGGCGGTCGCGACGCTCGGAACGGTCGCGGACGGCCATTTGAACTTGGCGGCCCATCCAACAGTCCGTCCGCCGGTGGCATCCTGCATAAGGACGATCTCAAGCGGCTGGCTGTCTTTGAGGTTCGTGACGTCGATGGTCACATTGCCTGTCAGGGTGGCATAGAAGCGACATCCATTACTCGCATCAATCGTCACCGCGCCGGTGATGTTGCCGAGCGACTGCCACTTACTGGCATCGACGGCCCTGTCGGTCGTGAGGACGTCAGAGCCGGTGTGCGACTTGATGTCGGCAACAGTTGCTAGCGCCTTGGTCGCGGCTGCGCCGAGGCCGAGGTTGCTTACCGCCTGCGCTTTCTCGCCACCGGATAGCGTCTGCACAGAGTCGAAGCGCAGGCGGTTTCCGAGCGCCGTGAGAATGCCGGCTATCGCCGTGTCGTCATCCTGGAGCTTCGCGGCGATCTCGACCAGCGTGTCATAGGCCGGATCAACACCGGCCTTGAGCGCGGCGATATCTGCCGCGGAGGCGTCATAGGCCGCTTTCAGCGCAGGCGTCAAAAACAGCCGCGAGGCGGTCTCATCGACCAGATCGGCGGACAGCCCGCCAGCGCTATACACATCGAGCAACGCTTGAATAGCCGCCACAAGGGCGATTGCTTCTGCTTTCTGATCCTCGATTTCGCCAATGATCTCATCGGCGTTTGTCGCTTGGGGCGCCAGCAGTTCCTCGATGACCGTCAAACCGCGGCGCACGATCGCATCGGTCGTGGCGCGCTGGATGTCGAGTTGCTCCTCGAGCGGCGCGAGGCGAGCCTGGATGGCGTCGATCAGACCATCCCACAGTTCCTTGCTCCACGCTTTCGTGTAGCCGGACTTGAAGCTCGCCAAATTGCTCATTTAGGTGGCCTCGTATCCGCTGATCGCCGCCGGGTCCTCAGTTTGCAACAGCTTGAGGACTTCGCCCTTCAAACGCACGTTAGGGCCCGGATGGACCGTGATGCGACCGATCCGCAACGATTTGGTCAAGCTGACCTTGTAGATGCGATCCTTCTCGATCGCCGGCGTCGACGCCTTCGCCATGGATGCCTCCTACGATGGTGATGAATTGGCCTGATCGCTGGATCAGGCCGGGAACGACACGTCGGTTGCCGATGACACCAAGAAGATTGAGAGTGCCGACGTCGTGGTGAAGGTCGTCTTGCGCTTCCAGGTCGTGGTCGGCGTCAGACCAGTCCAAACAAAAGTGCGCCGGATCGAACCGTCGGGCAGCGTTTCGTCCGACACTGCCGAGGGCGAGACCTCGGTGCCGTAGCCGACGCCAACCAGAAGCTTGCAGGTCAGATCGTGGTTCGCCTCGACGTAGTGTTCGAGGACGAGAATGGCGTGCACCTCGTCCACGTTGGCCGGCGCGGTACGCGCCTCCGTGATGTGCACGCCGTTGGTGCGCGGCCGCGACACGGTCACATAGCTTTCGTTGAGCTTGATCGCCGGCATCAAATCCGTGGTGCCGTTCAGCACCATGCGAACATTGAGCGCCGCCGGCAGCCCATAGAGCGGCGAGTTCCCGCTCGCCACCTCCTCAAGCCGCACCCATGCCGAACCGATCTGGACCTCATAGGTAATACTAGTGTTCTGGGGCGCCACCTGCTTGGTGAGCAAATCGATATCGGTGATGCCGCCCGACAGGTTCCAGTTGTTCAGGTTGACCACCAGTCGCGACGCGATGAAATCGGCAACCAGCACCTCGAAGCAAGCATCGAGAGCAATGTTGCCCTGCGACCAAACGCCATCCGTCGAAGTGAAGAACGAACCTTGGGCGTACTTGTTGCCCTCGACCATCGCGAGCCAGTGATTGCCGGCGGTAATTTCGAACCAGCCATAGCGCCGGCCTCCCTCGCAGTACGTCGGCTCGATGGCGAACGTGGTCAGTGCCGGCCACACCTTCAGATCGGCGTGCGCCACCGTGGTCGCGGCAAGACACTTCTTGTAGTTAGGCTCGCCATTCTCGAACGTCTCACAGAGCACCAGCCGCACATCGCCGCCACCAGCGTCAATGCGCGAAAAGCCGAGCCGGATGCCTGTCACCCAGCCCGAACGCGGCATTAGGAACGTGTTGCCGGCGACCTGACCGGTATACGACGCGGCAACGACGGTCGCGTCCCAGTAGGAGTCCTGGTAGGTGTCGATGAAGATCTGCCGTAACCGCTTGATCGAGTGGTTCGGGTTGCCCGAAGGATGCTGCTCCGCGAACTCGACGCTGTAAGACGATCCATCGTTCGCGTAAAAGATGCCTTCGACGCTGTCGTAGCGGCCGGTCGCCCACCACTGATTGTTGGTGCAAACCAGGAACGCGTTGCCGTAGCGGATGCGCGTCTTGCTGATGGTCTTCAGCACGTAGTTGATGGTCTGCGAACCACCGTTCGAGAGCGCAACCTCGCTGTCGCGACCGATCACCGAGAGCAACGGCTTGACTTCATACTTCGGCATCACGATGCCGCCCGACGACACCTGGATTTGCGTATCGCCAGGCGTGAGCAGGGAGAGCGCCTTGGTGTCGAGATTATCCTCGGCAAAGCGGATGCCTTCCTCAACCTTGGCGACGAAGTTGATGTGGTCCGTGTCGCTGTCCGTGGTGTCGAGAAAATAGTCGGTCTTGGAATACGAATAGCCCTCGGCCATGCCGGTCTTTTCGTTGAGGCGCGCCAACTGCTCCATCACGTAGCCGAACATGTTGCGGTCGAGCTTCTGATTGCCGGCCGCAAGAAGCTTGGCGACATCGCTCTTGAGGCCTTCGATCGCCGGTTCAGCAATCTTCTTCCAATCCTCCACCACAACCAGGCGGCCGTCCACGATGCGCAGCGTGTTGATGCGATTGCTGGTGGACTGCTCGACCTGCGTCACCTCCGTTGACGACAGCGTCACCCATGCAACGACGGTATTGGCGATATCGACAACCGGCTTCACCGGCGACGGAGCCTGATCGCCGACCTGGATGTTCACCGCAGCGCGACGCCAATTGATCGTCGCGGTCGCCTGGGGGTCCATCACCGGCGGATAGACCGAGCCGTCGACCACGAAGTCGCGTGGCTGCGTCGCGTCATCGATAGTCTGTGCCTGCAGCAGCACGGCGATGATCCGTCGGTTGCCGGACGTCGGCACATAGGCCAGCAGATCAAGCACTGCAGGTCCGGTTTCATCGCCATAGAGCTTGCCGTCCTTGTAGAGATACCAGGGGCTCCCGACCGTAACCTGCGTGGTGCCGGTCTTGGTGACGTCGGCGCCTGCGTAACACGACGTCAAACCGCCGCTGATCGCGCTGGAAATGAGCGCGTCCATGGCCGCGCGCGGCAGCTTCGCAAGATTGTCGAAATCCTGCAGCGAAACGGTCTGATTGTCCGAGATGCGCGCGATCTTGGTCATAGGGTGCTCCGGTTGATTGGCACCATGCCGCCCCACGGCACGGCATGATCAAAAGTCAGGTCGGCGACGCTGCGCGGCCGATAGGTGGCGGTACTGAACTTGATAGTGTCGCGCACGGCGCGCGATCGATAGATCGCCGCGCCTACCCGCTGGATGCGATCGGACGTTTGGCCCACCGTCATATGCCCGACGCCCCACATGCCGACGGTGGCCGGCCGGCCCTGCCCGCGAAAGCGCGCATTGATGCGCAGCAGCGCGTGGAAGGGGCGCAGCATCGGCATCATCCAGCCAACGACCGGGCCGGTGGCGCGATGCTGATCGCTTCCGGCGCGCTCCTCATCCATCAGCCGCCAACTGTCGTAGATGTGCCGCGCCGCTTGGGACGCATAGGCAACCAGCAGCCCCGGCGCCGTCACATAGCCGCGGGCAACCGCTGCCTCGCGGGCGCGGCCTGGGTGGCGCTGCCTTACCCTTTCCGGCGCGATCTCGAGCGGTTCGACGCCCTCGAACCCGGCCGGGATCGCCGCGCCGCCCATCGACCCCGCAGCGTCGATGACGATCAGCCGGCCCCGGCCCTTCGCCGAGACCGCGCACGCGCCTGGGACACAGCGGCCGACGGTCGCGTCCAAGCTGCGCATCCGCGTCGAGATCGCGAACGTCGTGGTTCCGACCGCGATGTCGCTGCCGTCGATCCGGATTTGATCGAGCGAGCGAAGCAGCGTCTCGACGCCACCGTCGACCATGGTGGCGCGCCGGCCGTAGTGCAGGCCGGCGACGTTGGGCAGCGCCGCCATGCGGCCTACGATCGCGAGCGTCGCCCTGCCCTGCCCGGTCGCCATATAGCCAGGCCGGCGCCCGCGAACGGCAAACGGATAGAGCCGGATTTCGGCGAACCGCGCGCGCCATGCCGCGAGCGCGCTCTGCGGCTGCGTCATCGCGACCACCGCGCGCGGCGGGATGTAGCTCTCAACCAGCTCCGCGTCGACAAACGACAGGTACTTCGCGAGGCCGGGTCGGGTGCCCTTGAGGCCCTTCATGCCGTAGATTTCGGCGGTGATGCGGCGCTTCCGCCACTCCGGCCAGTCGTCGTACCACAGATCGACGCCGCGGCCGTAAGCCAGGAACGGCAGGTGTTCCGGCGAGCATTTGTACGGGTCGCGCATGCGCCGCAGCGCGTCGACGTCGAGGTCACCTACTCGATGGAGACCGCGCTCGAGCTCGCGCTCCAGCGGCGTCCGCTGCGGTGGCAACAGCGTCGGCGTCATGGCGCGAACGCGACTTCCACGACCGGGACATAGACAGCGCCAAACGGACCCGGATCGACGTCGGATGCCGGCGCAAGCACCGTCATGGTCTCGATGGCGTTGCCTTCACGTGCCGCGCCGATGATCCCATCGATACGGAGGGCGCGGCCGAGCGCGTGGCGCCGCGCTGCATAGGCCGTGATGTTCGCCAGCGCCTTGGCCCGCACCGTCGCCCGGTCTGGACCATACGGCACCTCGACCACCACGCTGACATTCTGCTCAACGATGGTCGCGGATCTGGTGTAGAGCGCGTCCGTGAGCGGTCGCACCTTCAACGGCGACAAGGCCTCATGGACCTTGCTCACCACCTCTGCAGCAACAGCTCCGTTGCCGTCGCGCGAAAGCAGAATGACGTCGACACGGTTGCCGTCGCCCTTGACCGCCATGGCCTCCTTGATCGAGGCGTCAGCAGACAACGCGAAGAAGCGATAGGCGTCCTCTGGTCCCGCAGCGGCGTAGCCCTCCGTCGCCAGCCAGCGGCGCAGCCGGAACGTGGCGTCGCTTTCACCGTCGAAGCGAGTAAGCGCGAAGTCTTGCGCGAACTGATCGAGGTCACCAGCCGTTGTGGTCGCCAGCATCAAGGCTTTAGCCGCGTCGTTCACCCGCGCCAGCGCCAGCATGTAGATATAGACGGCGCTCTCGAGCACGATCTTGACCGGATCGGTCTCAAGCATCTCCACGTCATACATCGGAAGCGAAGGGTTCGCCGCGCGCAGCGCGGCCCATCGCGATTTGAACTCCGCGATCACGTCGGCGAGCAGCGCCTCATAGGAGATCGGCTGCAGAACCGGCGGCAGCGGCAAGTCCGCGAGATTGATCGACGGCAGGCCTCTCATCGCGTCACCCCAGCCTGCGTCAACCGGAACGACCGCAGTTCCCGCTCCGGCGTGAAATCACCAAGATGCGCGCGCGGCATGTAAACACCTTCGACACGAAAGCCGATCGAACCAAGACGCATCTCTTCATCCGATCCGAACGGCTCGATCTTCGTCACCCGATATCGCGGCTCCCACAGATCGATTGCCACGCAGACCGCCATCCAGAACTTCAGGATTGCTGATGGGACCATCTTCTTGCCGAGCACGTTCGGGACGAACGAACCAAACCATTCCCGCATGACGCGCTCGCCAAACCGCGTCGTGAAAATCACCTCAAGCGACTGCAACACGTGCTCCCAGCCGGTCAGCAGCTTGCCGGTTTGCCGATCAACGCCGGTTCCTGGCAGCGGAGCGATCTGCGGCATGGCTTATGCCTTCGCATAGGTCTTCGCGGCAGGCATTTCTGGCCCAACCAGCACCTTGTCCGCAGCGACCGCATCTTTCGCATCGACGCCAAGATGCGTGGCCCCGACCGTATGGACCTTGTCGCTCACGATATTGACGTGGCCGTCCTTCACTTCGACCTCGCTGCTGCCGACCTTCAAGGTCGCGGTTGAACTCGTGAGCACAAGCGAAACCTTGTCATCGAGCGAGACCGTGAAACTGTCCTTCTTCTCGACAATCTTCAGCTTGCCGTATGTGGTGACGTGCTCGTCCGGCTTCTCCGACGGCGAAGGGTTCTGGTTGCTCCAGGTGAAGGGCAGAAGGACCGCCTGTCTGATTTCGCCGTTCGGCGCCATCATCGTCATCTGCTGCCCGACGGTCGGCGGTCGATGCGCCTTGAACTCACCAGCGAGTTGAGCATACGGCACCCATGCCGACTTCAGCGGCTTGCCGTCGCGTTCTCCAATCTCAATCCGCGCCAATTGCTTCTTGGTGTCGACGTCGGTCACCTTGCCGTGCCGGAAGGTCGTATCCGCCTTCCGCTCCAACTCGGCGACGCGCATCAACAGTCGCGCCTGCGCCTCGGTTAGGCGGTCGATCAAGTCGATCAAGTTCGCCAACTCACGGCTCCACGAGGCTGGTCTCGTTCTGGTCGCTGCCGACCAAGATGGCGCCATCCGAGGTGACAACGATGCTCTGCCCGGTGTCGGCATCGTCCCCTGCCAGTTGCGTCACCTCTTCTGGCACCTGGTCGTCCAGCGGGACAATCCCCAAAGCACGCACGGCACCGAGTGTCAGGCCGAGTGCGCGCTGCGTCTGCTCCCAGTCAGTCGCAGGCTCGCCAGCAGCGATCGACCGCAACAGCGGCACGAAATTCACGGTGCGCTGATCAGCCTCGAAGGCCGTAAACACCCGCTCCCACGTCTCAGGCAGGGGCATACCGGGGATCGGATCGGAGATCGGCCGAAGCTTGATCTCGAGCCGCCGCGCCGCAATCCGTGTCCCCTTCTCAATCGAGGCGCCGCGCATCGCAGACATACCGACCGAGCGCATGGCGACCTCACGCCACAGCTCCGAGAGTGAGCCACCGCCGCACTGGAGCGTTGCCAGCGCCTGCCGCTGCAGGATGTCCAGCGTCATTTCGAGGCCTTCGTCCGTATACGGGATCATCAAATCGGCTTCGGCAGCATCCTTCTCCGGCGGCCGCGCGAAACATGCGGTTTCCAGCGCCAGCGTCACAGTTATGTCAGCACCGATCAGGTCAAGCCCATGCACGTCCTGCCGATCCGCGTCGGCAATGTCCGTGAAGATCGCGATCACCGGGACAGGCATCGCCGAGATTTCGTTCAATGGCTCGAGCAGCGACGACCTGACCTCCTTGCCGGCCAAGGTCTGATCGGTCAGCGCGAGCACCGTCAGGTGACGCAGCACCATCGCAGCCAGGCTCATGCGCGCACCAGAATGAGTGTTAACCGAACACCTGCCGGCTCAGCGGCAAGGATGTTGAAGGTTCGCTCGGCACCACCTTCGAAGATCGTCTTCAACTGGTCGCCCTTGCGCGGGCAATCTGACGCCGTGAACAACGACAGGTCGAAGGAGGCCGATGCGCCCTGCCTGGTCGCGCGGCCTTCGATTTCCTTGTGATGACGATCGCCATCCAGAAACGTGAGCGACGGACCAGCCTCGATGAATGTGCCGACCACGTTGCGCGCCAGCCTGCCGTCGGTGGCGAGCGGCATGCCGAAGCTATCGACCGGTGCTTTGGGGATGATGCGCATCAAGACGCCGTGCGCACGGTCGACCGCGCCGTTCAAACGAGCGGCGCGGTCGGGGTTCATAGCCTGTGGATCGCTCAGGGGTTCACGTTGGCCACAGCCGACAGCAGCACCTCCGGCCGCGTGCACAGACTGATGGCGTTCATCTGGATTTCCAGATTGCGGCCCTTGTCGTTCTGCATCGCGTATTGCTTTGAGTAGCGCGGCAGACCGATCGTGTTCACCGTCTCCACGTAGTCCGCCGGAGCAAACCGCGTAATGAACAACTCCGGCACGCCTTGCACGACAAAGCGCGCTTCATCGTCGCCGATGAATGCGCCTGCCGAATTGCCGTCAGAGGCCTGCTTGCCGGTGCGATAGCGCTCCCAGACGATACCGCCGAAATCGAAGCGGTTAACGTGCAGATTGCCGCGCAACTCCGCCGCCTGAACCGTGTTGAGGTAGGTCTCGCGCACCGTCTTGTGCTCAATCAGCTTCTTCCAGAAGCCCTTGCCGACGAAGGCATGCACGCCGGTGTACTGGTTGCCGTCCAGTTTCTCCTCGATGGCCTCGATGACGTCGAAGCAAATGGAACGAACCTTGGTCGTGTCGGTGTCGAGCTTAAACTCGATCGGCGTCGGCGCCGACAGGCCGTACAGGTTGAACAGGTCGAACATCGTGTTCCCGTTCTTGTCGGTGACGATGCCTTTGATAGCGCCGACCCTCTGATGCTCGAGGGTCGCGTCGAGAGCCCGCACGTGTTTGCCGCTCTTCTGGTCAACCACAGCCTCGACCGTCTGAAGCGCCTGGTCAGGATTGTTGATATCGGAGCCGAAGCCGCGGACGCCCTGCACCTCGTCAGCCATAACGGCGTCGTCCCGCTGATAGTGCGGAATTTCGAAGGCGCGGATCTTGCGCTTCTCGTTGTCCGTCGTCTCGCCGGGGCCGCCGCGCGGCGTCGGCGCCACCAGCGTCAGGGTGCCATTCATTTCCTCGACAGCGATCAGTCGGGTGGTGACGCCCTGCTCGTCGAAGATGCCGCTCGCGCCGACCTGGCCGGGCACGAACGGCATCTTGTTCACCTTCGCGGTCATCGACACGACCGAGAAGGCGTCGTTATTGAAGATATCCAACATGGCAGTCGTTCTCCTGGTTGGCCTCTGACGTTGGATATCGTCAGCGGACGATGATGCCCTGCGCTGCGAGGGCGCTGATGGTTTCGGCCTTGGCGGCCGCGCTGATGCCGGCCGGCCAAGTCAGGCGCGGGCCGGCGACCTCGGCATCGCGCGTGAGACCAGCGGTGCGCGTGCCTGTTTCGGATACTCCGGTGACGACGTTGTAGAGCGCGAGAGCGAGCTTTGCGCCGGCCGGGCCGGTGTTCGGCATGACCGAATACTTCAAGTCCGCGTCCTCGACGCCGACTTTGACCGAGAAGCCCTCGCCGGCTTTGAAATCGGTCGCGCCGTCGGCGATCACAAACTTGATCTGATTGGCGAAGGCCACGCCGACCGTCGCCTTGCCAATTGTCCGGCCTTCGGGGTCGAACACTTCGAACGTGCCGCTGTCGCTCGCCGGCTCGATGCAGACGATGCGATAGGTGCCGTTCTGCGCGCCGTCGAGCACCGGCGTCGTGGCGTCCAGCGTGATGGCGCCCGTATTGGCAGCGTTGTCGGCTTGCGCCGTTGCAGTGGACGTCACACCGGCCGCGATGACTGCCGCGACGAGGATCGCGCCGGCAACGATGTTCTGCGACGCCGCGAGCAGCAGGTTGTCGCGCGAACGATGAAAGTTCGCCTCGGACAGAATGAACTCGACCGCGTGGCGGCCTTCCGTGAAGCTCTGGTTCAACATTTTCGGGGCTCCGAATTGATGGGCGGTTTCGTCAGCGATTGACAGCCGGCCGCTAGCCGGCGGCCGCCTTCTGACGGTTGCGATAGATGTCCGATGCGCTGATCTGCGCAGCGGTCTTCGACGTGGACGGTACCTCGAGGGTCGAAATGCCCATGGGCCCGCGGCCAGCGCCAGGCTTCGCGGGCGACGACGCGGCAGCTTCCGCCGGCAGCGTCGCGAGGACGCCATCGATCTGCTCGGCCGTCATATCGGTCGAGACCAGCATCTTCTGCGCTGCCGCCTCACGACCGCGGTAGTGCTCCGATCCGAACACGGCCTTGAAACGCTCACGTTCCGCCGTGGCGCCGGCCTTGGTGCCTTCCGCGCGCGCGGCGTTGACCGCACGCTCGTGATCGATCTGAGAGATACCCGCGTTCGGGGCGGGCTGGTCGTTGGTGTCCATCGCAATGCTCCTGTGCTGGACGGTTGTGCGCCCACCGGCGCGGGAAAGCTCGGTAAGTACGCTCTCGAATGAGCCGACGCGATCGGCGAGGCCTGCGGTCACAGCGGCCGCGCCGATGAAGGTCCGCGCCTCAGTGGCGCGTGCCGCGGCCGCGGTCAGCCGGGCGCCGCGTCCCTTCGCGACCGTGGCGAGGAAGGCGTCGTAGAAGGCGTTCACCTCGGCCTGCAGGTCCTCGCGCACCGCATCCGACAGCGGCTCGAACGGATTACCGTCGACCTTGTGGGCGCCGGCATGGATCAGCGTCGGCGTGACACCTTCGCGGTCAAGTTGGCGGCTGAAGTCCGCGTGCAGCAACACCACGCCGATCGAGCCGGATACGCCGGTTTCGGTTGTGACGATCTCGGTGGCGCCAGATGCAATGCCATACATCGCGGATGCCGCCATGCCATTGACGACGGCGACCGTCCTCTTCCGCTGCGCAACTTCGCGCACGATCGCAGCAGTCTCGAATGCGCCAACGGCTTCGCCTCCCGGTGAGTGCGCGTCGATGATGACCGAGTGAACGTCCTTGTCCTTGAGGGCGCTCTTGAGCTGGAACTGGATGCCCTCGTAGCTCGTAAGGCCGGAGCTTGCTCCAACCCATGCACCGCGGTTCACCAGCGAGCCCGTGATGGTGATGATGCCAACCCCGCCCGACACACGGTACGGTTTGTAGCCGACAACACGTCCGTTCTCGTCGCGCTCCGTCGGCGTACCCTCGAACCGGCTTGCCTCTGGCGCGTTGACGCCGATCCGGCCAGCGAGGACTGAAAGGATCACTTGCGCCTTGTCGCGCGTGACCAGCAAGGGCCGGTTCAAAACACGGTCGGCGATATGCACTAGGCTGTTCATAGCGACCTCAGCAGTTGGGCCAGCGAGAGCCGCCGAGGCCGATGGCAAAACGCCGAGGCGCCGGCATTACCCCATTCGCGCGCTGGCACTCGTCCTCGGCCGCCTGCCACTCGGCTTTCAGGCGCGCGAGGTCGGCCTTGCCAAATTTCACGACTTGGCCGCCTTCCCCGGCGCGGACCTCGATCTCAATCTCGTGCTGGCCTGACAGCACGCGATAGTAAGCGTCGCGCAGCGCGGCCGCGCGCTGACACGGATTGGTCCAGTCGGTCATTACGTCATTCCTTCGCTGGCGCGTCCGGCTCGGCAAGCAACTGATCGCCGAGATCGTCCTTGGCGATGCTGGCCGCGTCGGTTTCCGGCAGGCCGAGGCGCTCGCGCTCGGAGCGCTCGCGCGCACGTTGCTCCATCACGTCCTGCCAGTCCGATCCGAGCTCGGCGCAGATCTGCTCGTCAGTGAGGACGCCCATGTTTCGCAGCGTCTCGTAAGCCTTCGCCATCTTAAGCCAGTCGCCTTGCGGCTTCGCGGGGCCGCGCCAATGGCTGCGGCACGCCGCGCGGCGGTTGGCGCGAAATGCCTCGATCCCGCCCGGGAAGCCCTGACGCCCCGTCTCGATCATCTCCTCCAGCCAACCCTCGTAGACCGGCTGCACCAGTGGCGCCGCGACGAACAATCGCCTCATCAGCGTGATCGGCCAAACCACCGCGCTCGCCATGTTGATCGAGGCGTAGGTAGCTCCAGCGTAATCCCCCGTCGCTTCCTCAAACGTCATGCCGGCACAGCGCGAGATTTCCCGCAGCAGCAGCTTCGCGAAAGGCTGGTAGTTGTCGTGGGGCGTCTGAGTGCTGTTGAACTTCAACTGTTCGCCCGGGAACAGGTGGGCGATCTTTCCGTGTTGGCCGAGGTCGATGCGTGTCCCGTTGTGGAACGCAAGCTTTGCCTCGAGGAAGTCCTCAATCGACCATCCGGCGCCCTGCTCGCCCGGGCTTTGCAACCCCTGCATGACGTCGAGTGTCGGCGCCGAGCTTTCGACGGTCGCCGAGAAGATCGTCTGCAACAGCGACGTGGTGAGGGTCGCGTCCGAGAGCTGATCAAACTGCCTGACCAGGAGCAACGATGGAGCGAACTCCGAAATGCCGCGGACCGTCCCGACCTCGCCGTTGAAGATGTGCAGCACCTGCTTGCGGTTCATGCCGTCACGCGCCGGAATGACAGCGGGCGCTTCCATGTTCGCGCCGCTGATCCGGAGCATGATCCGGTAGGCTAGCGGGAAGTCCCAAGCATCGTGATAGACGCCCTGGAACAGACGCACGCCATCGCTCTCCTGGGTCAACTTGTGCGGTGGCAGCAGTTTCAGCTTCAGACGCGTCTCGCTTGCCGCCCGCTCGATCATCGGCAGCAGCGCGAGGACCTCGCCGTAAGCAAAGTTCGATCGCAGCGCCGCCTCGGTCATTTGGCCGAGTGTGTGCTTCCCCGAGGCATCGACCTCTTCGGCGCAGTTCGCGTAGTCTTCAAAGCCCGCTTCAACCTCTTGCGACCATGTATTGGCGGCCTTGATGTCGCCGCCGAACAGCTTCACGTCCGGTTTCGCGGCCAGGCTCAGCCCGGTGCCGATCGCCGAGGCGATGGCCTGACGCACCATCCCGGCGAGCCAGCCGCTGTTGTGTACGGCATCGATCACGCGCGCCGCGGAGCGGATGTAGCCCTGCAAGACATCCTGCCGGCCGTCGCGGAGCGCTGGCGTCCAGCCGAGGAAAAACGAATTCAGCGGTGCGCCGCTGTGCAGATAGTCCCCTCGCATGTACGACGCCGTCGGCGCCGGCCGGCCCGGCGCGCCGGAAGGACGGATGCGTCCATCCGTGCCCACGCGGACGCGCGGCTTCGCCACGGCGTTTGTCGTCATGCGCAATCCTTCAACGGTTCAGCCGCGCCGCGAGATCAGCGAAGCGCGAGAACTTCGGAGCTGCGGCCACCGCCGCTGGCACCGGAGCGGTGCTTTCAGGTTCTGGCTTCGGCATTGCAGTTCGCCGTGCGCCCTGACGCAGGTGATGCACGTTCAGCATGTAGCCCGCCGCCGCCTGCATAGCCTCGCAGTCGAGAAAGTGGTTCTCTGCCGAACGCTTGACCCATTGCGCCTTGCCGCTATCGGTGATGACCCGCGCCTCCGCGACCAACTGGCGGCAGTAGTCCTCGGTGATGCCTTCCGGCAGATGCCAGGCACCGGGCTGATCCAGCGGCCATGACAGCCGTTCGTGCACCCACGACTTCCAGTAGTCTGGGTCAAGCCGGATCAGATCGAGGCCATACTTCGCGATCTCGCCCTGCCGCGTTACCTCGGGCTTCGACTTCACCAGCGGCTTCAGCATCGGTATCGATGAGCCTTTTGTCGGGTAGACGAAGCGACGGAAGCGCCGGCAGAACTGATACACCCTGTTCACAGGCACCGGTGTCGGTTTGCCAGGTCGAAATCCGCTGTCGATGAACGCCAGGTTGATCAGCGTGTCGTCGATCGGCGTCGTCAGCTTCTCGGCGAGCGCCCGCCACACTGCGGTCTCTGCTGGATCGCCGAATAGATAGCCGAACTCGACCAGCCAAGACGTTGCTTGCGGACCCCAAGCGCGGATCACAAATGGCAGCCGATCTTTCTGCACGTCGACCGTCATGGTCAGGTGCACCGCTGCTTCCGGCATGCGGAGCAGTGGATACGGCTCGGCGCGCGCCGCGATCTCCCGCCACGGCGGCACGTCGCCGCCGATCGGCGACCAGAGCTCTCCCGTCTTGTTGACCGCGCCCTGGCGGCCCTCGCTGTCACCCGACTGCTCGGCGAACAGTACCTCCTCGACACGCTCGCCCCATGTCACGAATGGCGATGCAAGGCCGGAGACCCACAGCGACAACATGCTGTTGTCCGGCAGATCGGCCTCGAGGATGTATCCACCTTCATCGATCGCCATGCCGGGAGCGACGAAACCTCCTAACGGACCGCCAAATTTGAGCGAGTAGGCGTTCATCGCCGCCTTCTCGCTCTCGGCGATCACGCAACCGTTGTTCGGGCACTCCAACCAAGTCTGATTGCGCGCCTGTGACGGCGTCGCGCCCTTCGGATACCGCAGTAGGCTCATCCTAGGGATGAACCATTGCGAACAATGCGGACAGCGCCAGGCGAAGTGATGCCGTGTGCCAGTCTGCCACATCGCCCAGATCGGGCTCTCGATGTCGGCCGGGTCCGCCATCTTCCAGAACTCCAGCCCGGTCCACGCATCCTTCTCCGTCTCGACCACGCCGCGCTTTGGCGTGGACGTCACCGCGATTTTGCGGTCGCGGTACGTGTCGGCGCGTGCCTTGGCCAGGGTGAAGGGGCTGCCCTCCCCCTTCACACCGCCGACCATCTTGTCGAATTCGTCGATGTAGACGTCACCGGCTTGATCCGATGCCAGCGATGTCGCGGATCCTGCCCACGCCAGGCGCACCGACACGCCGGCCACCGTCTTGCGGGTCTTCTTGTTCCGCTTGCCGCGCGCCACGAGCGGCGCCAACAGTTCAGCCTCATCGAACAACCGCATCAAGCGCGGCTCGAATTGCTCCGTGACGAAATCCTTTGACGGCCCGACGTAGAGCTGCGGCCGCGGACGGGTCGCAAGACGCCAGCCCATCACGTCGAGAATGCCATCTGTCTTCGACATCTGCGTGCCGGTGATCAGCGCGCAAACCTCGTATCGCGTGTCCTCGAAAAACCGTTCGAACGGGACGATGTATGGCGTCAGATCAGGATTGCGGCGCCCCGGCACGCCCGCGCTTGGGGGATAGACGCGATTTTCTCGACCCCACTCGTCCGGCTTGAACTTCTGCCTTGGCTGCCAAAGGTCCGCCAGCCGCCTTAACGCGATCAGCCGCGTTGGCTGCTCGCTTGCTGGCCTCTCCGAACGCAGCATCAATCCTATCCTCGATCGACCGGCGGAGCGCGATATCTCCCGTCACCTGCGCCGGGATCGCCATCAGATCGGCGCGCAGTTGGCCGGCAAATTCATCGATGACGTGCAGTGCATCCTGCTGCGCCTCAATGAGCATCGTTTTCTTGCGGTCGAGCGTTCGGACGCGGATTTCTTCGGCCCGCTCGTCCTGCAACCGGCTGTGCGCCGCAGATTTGCTCGATCGCCGGTCTTCAGCATCGCGTGCGCGCAGCGCTCCCGAGGCCACCTCGACCGCCAAATACCGGCCGTCTACGGGATCTGGGATGAAGCCGTCCTTCACCAACTGCCGGACGTGCTGGATCGATTTTCCGATCAGTCGGCCGGCGTCGTAGAGGCCGATCCGCAGCCCATCGAGTGGCGATTTCTTACCTTCCGCGTTCCTCGCCATCGGCTTGACCAAACCCCGAGTTTCAAAAACGCAAAAATGCGCGAATTCCGGGGGGCGGCGACCCCGCACCTCTCGACGCGTTCAAACGGTCCCTTGAGCATCCGCTTTGGATGGCATCTCGGTCGACCAGCAGAGGCCTGCCATTGGACAATCGACAGAGGTGCTGGCGCGAGAGCTTCCGATGCCGCGCGCACAGGCGCGCGGCTCTGGCCATCCTAGCCGGGGAGCACGCGACTGAGTTCGTGCGCGACGCGATCCGCGATGTTGGAGCTGCCGGCCTCGAAGGCAGCCTTGCTTTCGTCTTTGACGATCTCGCGCGCGATGTTCGGGCCGAACATGGGCTTGATGGGGAAGCGTGACTTCCCTACTCGCCTGAACACCCTCCCGCCGTACCTGCCGATCATGAACGTGGATTTGAAAACGCGTCGCGTGTTCCACGGTGCGGCGGAGACGCCGCGCTGTCCTTGGCGCGCGCCGAACAGGTTGAGGTTCGTTTCAGTGCCCCGAGCTTCGAGCGTGTAGGTGAGCGAAGCCGGCGTCGAGTAGATGGTCTTCATCGCCTGATTGATCAGGCCGTACTTGATCCCGGTCTGCTGGACGAGCGCGCGCTTGACCTGAGTGCGCCCCTTGTCGCCCTCGTGGTTGAGGGATCGCGACATGATCACGCGAGCTTGGCCTTCACCGAGAACTGCGAGCTGATTGCCGAAACGGTGCAGGACGTCGTCACGAAGGTTGATCGTGATGTCCATGCGACGGTCCGAACTTTTCGATCAGCCAGTCCGCGAAAGATAGCCTGGTCAGTCCCATCAACCGGGCCTCGCGGTAACCCTGATTGATCTCCTGCCTTCGCTTTTTCGGTAGCTCGCGGTGCCACTGGGTCGCGGCATCACGTTTCCCCCGGGCGATTTCCACCTCAACCGAGCGCGCGTTCCGAAGGAACTCGCGCGTGGAAATCTCGAGTTGACGCCTTCGTTCGCGCTCTTGTGCCGGTGTCGGCAATCGTCTGCCCCAGACGCCAGTGCCAATATAAGCCGCAAGCGCTCGGCGCTGACGCGCCGCGCTTGCTATTAAGCAATGGTGCGGCCTCGCGCGTCGGGCGAGCGATGCCACGCGAAAAACGACCATGTAAAGGGGGACAAGCAGGGACATTATACATGTCCCCCTTCATGTCCCCTTGGTGGATGGTGGTTTGAACACCACCGTGTTGCCTTGAAATCTCGCGTGTTTTTGCGGTTTTTGGTCGATGTGAGCACCACCCTCAAATTTTTTTTGGCCTCTTGTGTAAAATCGCGCTTGTCCCCCTTATTTGTCCCCTCAGAATGGTCCGGTCCGCGCGGCACTCGCGTCTGATTTGTGGTGCGTCGAGGGGACAAGAGAGGGGGACAAGGTATGTCCCCCTGCTGGAAATCGGGCCCATGGGCTGGCGCGGGCAGGACGAACGAGAGCTGGCAGCGATGCGCGAGCATCGCCGGTTGCCACTCCGCCAGCGGCGCATCGCCCTCTTGACCGTCACCGTGATCGCGGTGGCGGCCACCTTCATCGCACGCCGCTGACCGCCCGGCGCGGCCCGTGCGCATCCTCCGCCGGGCCGCGTGGTGTCGGAATGTGTGGTCGCGTGCGCCTCTCCAGCCAAGACCTCATCCTCCCGATCGCGGTCTGAGCGCGCGCGCCATGCGGAGCCCGCGGGATCAGGCCGAACGGATGCGCCGCCAACGCGACGCGCGGCAGCACGACGACAGCTATGTGAGGGAGACGTTCACCGCGCCGCGCGCCGAGGCGCGCGAAACCGCGAAGGCATGGCTGCGCAGGTTTCCGAAGGCTGCCTACGGCAGCGAGGTCGAGACATGGCGCGAACTTCCCGACGACGTGATCGAGTTCACGATGCGACGGTTGCGGTCAGCTGATTGATCCAGACTACTTGTCCTTGATGGGCGGTATTCCACCGCCGCCGCCAATGCCCCCACCGCCCCGTGGCGTGTACGTTCCCGATGAGCCGCCACGACCGGACGGGATCGTCACCTTGGCGGCCGGACCGGAGCCGCCGGAAGGCTTTGAGCCGGATGGTTTTGACATGCCGCCAGAAGATTTTGCGGCAGGCTGTTTGTGTCCTGAGGTCGATCCGCCCGACTTGGAGGTGGGCGACGTTGGCTTGATGGCCATGGCCGATCTCCGTGGTTACGATCGTCGGATCGTAACTTAACCGCCTTGCACCACAAGCACCTCTGTCATGGTCAGGATGTCGCACACCTGCTCGGCTTCGTGCCGACGGGCTTTCCGATTATATCCGGACGCGTGTTTCGACCCACGACAACCCGAGCCTCGGCGACACAGCGGCCATGACGCTGCGCCTGCCGGGCCATTATCCGGCCCGGATCGACGCGATGCTGGAGGACCGTGAGACGCGAGCGAACTTTATCCGCGCGGCGATCGAGCGCGAGCTGGCGCGGCGCGCGGCGCGCTTGATCACTGCCCGCCGAATTTCGCATAGAGCGCGCGCTCGGCCTCTCTTCCAGCCAGCGTGATCTCGACACCGTCGGGGCCGGTCGGCTTAAGCCATCCACGCTCGAGCAGCTTGCGCACCGGCTCCATGGGCAATTCTGGCGCATCCTTCACCGGCGACCGAAAGATGCCATCGGGCTTCAGCCGGAACTTCCCGAAGATGAACGCCGCCGTGAGGGCGGCGCGCATTTCGCGGGTGGTTCGTTTCGGCGCTTCCAACATGGCTACGATTGGAGAATTGATCCGAAACCTATCGTCGTCGCGGCTGGTCGACCTGCGTTTGATAATCACCGCGAAGCGACGATGTCTCTCCACGTCGTTTCCACCCCTGAGGTGGCGGGATCGCATCATGCGCCTGCGCCAGCGTTTCGAGCCAAGCCGCCACACTCGCGGGGATATCAGCTTCACCAGATGCCCAGCGACGCACGAGCCGATCGTCGCATTCCAAGGTCGTAGCTAAGCCTCGCTGCGTCCAACGCAGCGAGGCCAAGCATTGAGCGAACCGATCGGGTGTCATCCGACCAGCTTCGTGAAAGCCGCGCCCGCGCCAAAGAGCGCAGCGCCGGCGGTCATGGCGGTGATGACGATTTGCCAAGGAGCTAGCGCGGTGTCGCGCGTGATCTTCCGGGTCTCGGCGGCGAACTTCCGAGTTTCCTCCTGCGCCCGCTCGATGCGCGCGATCTGCTCTTGCTGATCCATGGTCATAACGTCCGTCATTGGGGCTGCCCTCACAATCAGCCGGGGACTATCCACTCGGCTATGTCCGCATAATGCGGACAATATGGGCGGTTGTCAACCGTCTATTTTTGTGTGACGGACCATTGCATCGAGCATCGCAATTTTCTTCGAGTGCAGGAAATCAGCGTAGATTGCGACCTCGCCCCGCGCCCGCGCATCCCGAAACTCGCGGTTGATCGGGCGCAATCCGCCGCCGACGCGCATTGCCTCGATCTGCTCATTGACGGCGTGGATGGCGGTGCGTGCGCGGCTGATGACCGTGTCCAGCGGCGTCAAGCCGATCCCCTCGCCCAGCGCGACTGAGACGATCTCATCCACCGCGGCCGAGACGCCGAGCCCTGCGAGCTTCGGCGTGGCGCACGCGAGCACATGGCTGGCGTATGTCACGCGCGCGCAGCAAAGCACGCAGCGGCCGGCGGCTGCGTCGAGCGACACCGCTGGCAAGACGCCGACGAGGACGCCGGCCTTCGCCGGCTCGACGTAGATGCCGACGATGCCGGCCGCGCGCAGAAAGTGATCCACCAGACGTTCATTCCGCGTCGACATTTAGCGTTGGCCCTCAGCCGCACGGGCGCGGATGGCGTCGGCAATGCGATCCGCTTGCGCGCTGACCGCATCCATCGTCATGTTTGCACTCGCCTGCTCAATACACGCCCGACGTATCTCCTCCCGCCCCGGCAACGGGCGAGGGGTGGTGTCACCTGCCGCGTGGCCTGACGGACCGGGCGCAACGCCGGCTACCCCACAAGCGATTGTTTTTTCGTCGCAGCTACGCGACCCCATGGGGCTAGGGTGGGCCCTTACATCCGTGGCCGTCTCATTGGATGGCGTGTCTGCTACCACGCCGCCGTCAGTTCTTTGCGCCCGCTGGTGGGGCTCCTGGCGAAGGGCACGTCTAGCGGCGTTTACAGCGTTTGCCGTCTCTGAGTCGCCCCATTCTGGATCGGTATGATTTTCATCCGCGATCACAGGGCACGCCAATAAACGCTCCAACGCCTCCCGCGCCCCGTCTGCCGGGGCGGTGGAGGAGCGGGTGTTCCATTGTTTGATACTGTCTGCTTTTGTGAGCGCTGTCGTCTTCGGACCGAAGCACTCATCGTTCCGGCAATACACCTGACCAATGAAGCCGCCGGGCAGACCACCTAGCGTAGCGGGACCACCACAAAACGGGCACGGCAACAGATCGTTGTTATGCGAGGTCATCGTACCGGCTCCTTTGCTTCGTTCAACGCATTCGCAATGGTTTCGAGGATCTGCGTCGGTTCGGGTGGCGCGTCGGGCTGCTCGGGGCCACTCGCCCATTGCTGCAACGTGATCAGCGCCCATGCGTTGAGATGCGCAAGAAATCGCATTGGCCAGAGCAGGGCCTCGGCCGCGCGCGCCGCCTCATCGGCGGCGACGCCTCGCACCACGACATTGCGACCGATCGACAGCGTGCCGGCACCGGCCTGCACCGCGAGTTCGCCGCTCTCATGTGTGTACGCCGGCCAGATCGACCCGAACGATTTCGGCCCGACCCGCTCTGGTGTCCGCTGCAAGACGTCCATCGCCTCGATCAGACGATTACCGACATGCCGCGCCGTCCACTTCGGCGGCAACGGATCAGGATTAAGCAATCCGGCACCGAGCCGGGCCGTGTCCAGCACTCGCCATGTCCCGGGGATCAGCCCCTCGCGCGGCGGCTCATGCGACTTAACATCCGAAAGATCGGGCTGCTCCACCGGCGCCGGCAGGGTCGGCGGCTTTGCAAACATGGCGTGTCGGCTGAGGTCTTTGCGGGTCCGCTTCTCGAGCTGCTTGCGCAGCTTCTTCATGCGCCGATCCTCTTCGGTGCGCTCTGCATCCCAGTTCTGCTGCGGATGAGGTTGCTGTGCGAGAGCGGCAGCGCGGCGCTCCATCGCAGCGCGGCGCGCAGCCTTCTTCTCCTCCCGCGCAGCCTTCTTCTGTGCGGCAGCGGCCAAGCGCTCGGCCTTGGCTTGCCTTCTCGCTTCGCGGAGTACGGCTTTGTCGGTCGCCTCGTTCACGCCCGCACCGCCCACGAAGTTGGATCGATCGAAGGGTCGTGGCGATCAGTCATAACTGTCCCCAAGTTCGTCCTCGGTGTGATCTTCGAGCGCATAGCGGCTCGGCGGCTCATAGGGCTTGTTCGCCTTCATCACCGACTTCTCATCCGTAAGCGTGAACGAGAAGATGGAGCCGCCGCTATAGTAGAAGGTCTGCCAGCCGTTCGCATCCGGATCGCCCTTGATTGGAACATCGACGCGCAACATCTTCGCGCCGAACCGCTCCTCCTCGATGGTGCGGCCGGCATGACGCCGGTGGCCAAAAATCTCAACGATCGCCCATTCGAACTTCGGCTCGACATCGACAGTCGTCGGTTGCGCTTCTTCCATCATGCTGGTGCCCTTTCGAGGTTGGCGAGGTGGACGCGGAGGACGATTGCGGTGGTCGCTCGCGCAATGTCGGCATTGGTGACCTGATCTGCGCTCTTCCAGCCGCCGCGGTCGATGCGCGACCTCACGACATGACCGCAGCGCACATGCAGGGTCAGCGTCGGCTGCTTGAGATAGCTTGCGAGGTGATATGCGCTGTCCAATTCACCGGTCGGGTCACCGATCGTCAGCGGCGCGTCCACGGCAAGCAAGATATCCTGCCCAAGCGCACGATCGGCGCCGTCGCCGTTCTCGAGGCGGATCAGCAGTCGCCTGACCTCGGCAGCCTGCGTGCGGAGCGCATCGGGCGTGTGGATGCGCGCGTCAACCATTGGCCTCGCCATGCCTCCAAACGAAGCGGCCACGCTCGGTGACGACGAACGCCGCTTCCGGATCGGTAGCGCCACCATTGACGTGGATCAGCCCATGTGCGCAAAGCTTTCTTGCCGTCGAGAGCTTGCAGATGTTGAGAATAACCGGGGCCCGACCGATCGCGTCGTATTGCGCCTTGGACCGGATTGCACGGGGGAGGACCGTGTCGTAATCGCTTACGATCATCACGGCGCCTCGCGAAGGAAAGTCGAGATCCGAAAGCGACCGCTCTCCTGCTCGATCAGGTTGGCTTTGCGGATCGATTTAACGCCGCGATACCAGTAGCCATTGCCGGGCTTAGCGTTGATCGCGGCCGAGAGTTCATCGGTGTCGACCCACGCTCCGCGCCTCTTGGCGAGGTAGGCGAGCATCGGGCCGCCAGGCGCGCCGACCTTGCCGGACCACTGTGTAACGATCTCACTGAGCCCGAGCGGATCGCCACTACCAGCGCCGCGCTTCGCGACGACCTTTCCATCTCGCTCGGAGACGTGGCCGCCCTCCATCAAATCCTTTTTGCCACGATAGAAATAGCCATTACCCGGCAGCATGGCCGCAACGATGCACGCATCGTCCCATGTGAGCCCATCGGGGTAGCGCTGGATTGCCTCCAGCAGCGCGGTGGCGGCACCGGAGAGGCTGCCATCGCTCTGTTGTCGTGCTGGCCTTGGCGACGCCTTGGGTGCCGGTGATGCCGGCAAGGACGTGTCTCGCGGCCGCACCGCGGCCGCCGGCTCCGACCGGCCCGGTGCGCCAGACATCAGTCGCCCGAAGACGTCGCGGAGACACGCATCGATCTGGCCAAACTGCTCGCGCCACTCCGTGGTGGCCAACGCATAACCGTCGGCGAAGCCCGCGTCGCGGCCGCGCTGTTCGGCGGCAGCAATCAGCTCAGGCGTCGGCGCGGCCGGTTGCCCCCCGCTCCCGCCCGACGGCGAGCGCCCTCTCGCCCCCTTCTCGGCCGCGGCTGCCACAGCGGCTTCGGCCAACGCTGCGCGGATCGGACCAAGGTCGACCTGCGCCAGTGTCTTCGGTGCGATCCGCTTCTCGCCAGCCTTCGGCGTCGCCGATGTGTCGAGCGTCTTGATCCGCGGGAAGCGCGTGCGGCTGAGTGCGTTGTCGACGGTCGACCAGACCCAGGCCTCGCCGGTGTCGAGCCGCGCCAGCGTATCGAAGACCTCCTTCGCCTGGTCGCGGTCGCCGTTGCCGTCGACCCATGCCTTGACGGCGTCGCGATCCTGCGGCGCCGGCAACCTGTGCATGATGAGGGTGGCCGCCTGCGTCAGTACATCCTTGGACAGCCGCGCCGGCCGCTGGGTGATGGTGATCAGCCTGAAGCCGCGGAAGCGGCCGCGCCGGCAAATCCAGTCGATTTCCGAATGGAGCGCCTTGCTGTCGTCGCCCATCGGGTTCTGCGGCGCGAACACGTCCGCTTCCTCGAGCACGAGGGTCAGCGCCTCGGTGTTTACCCGACGCAGCTCGCGCAGGAACGCCAGCAGGAAAGACTGCTGCGCAGTCTTGGACAATTCCGAGATATCGAGAACGGCCGGGACATTGTTGCGGGCGATGACGTCCGCGATCGGCACCGCCGCGGCTGGCTCGAGCGGAAGGTCGCCGTGCTGCCCGCCGAAGATCGCCACCGGATAGCCTGCGCTGCACCCGTCGGCACCGGTCCGCAGGCCCGCCCACACACCGAGCGGGTCGAGGATCAGGACGCGCCGTCCCATGTCGAGCAGCCGCTCGACAAGCCCCTTCGAGGTGTAGGTTTTGCCGCCGCCTTTGCGGCCAAGCACGGCAATGTCTTCTTCGAGATAGGTATCTGAAAAAGTTGTCACAGCTTATCCCCTTCTCTGAAAAGCGGACCCTCCTTGAGCTTGTCGCGATAGTCGTCGCGCACCGCGATCATCACGGCCAACTGCCGATCCGCGGTTGTCTTCTTTATCTTCCCGGCATCGATGAGCCGCGGATACACGCGGTGCCGCTGCGCGATCTCGCGTTCGATCTCCTTCAGCTTTTCTTCCAGCGTGAACGTCTGCATCGCTCCACCTCGTCAGTAGAAGTCGCTGATGTCGCCGGGCAGCGGCGGTTCGTTCTCGAACAGATCGCGTGGCTTGGGCTGAGTGTCCTTGACGCCCTGCACAGGCTTCCCGGTCCACCAGATGTATGGATCGTGGCAGCCGACCACCTTCAGGTACATCATGCGTTCACGCGCGCGCTTCAGCGCCTTCTTGACGCGGTCGCGGTGTGCCTTCCGGCCTTCATCGGTGTTGTCATCTTCACGGAGCATCTTGTTCGACATGGTGCGCTTGACATGGTCGTACTCGACGACGTGCCGCACCGCCTGCGGCAAGCCGAGCACGGCGGGCGGCGGCACACCCTGGTCCTCGAGCGCGGCCAGCAGACACTCGACAAACAGCTTCTCCTGCTGCGATGCGCGAACACCGAATTGCCCTTCCTCGCGCCTTTGCGGCTCTTTGTCGTTGCCCGGATCGGCAATCACTGGCGCCGCGACGACGCATGATGTGCGCGGACGGCCGAACCGGTTCGTCGTACCGTCCTCAACGACGTTCAACACAAAATCGAATTCATCGCCGTCCTGACCCTCGCGCTGCTTCTTGACCTTCATGGTCCGGATCGGCCGACCCTCGTCGTCCTTGACGTCAAAGGTATCGCGGCCCGACGTGGTGATCTTGCGCGACACGTGCAGCACGGTGTCGATGTTGTTGGTCAGTTGCTCGTTTCCGCGATGCTTGCCGAGCGAATTGGTGTGACCGACGATCAGCGATGCCGCGTTCATAACTTCGCGCAATCGCGCGAAGTTCTCGCGGATCTTCGACACCGTCTCGCTGTCGATTTCTGACGCGCCAGGTGTCGCGGCATTGTAGGTGTCGAACACCATCAGCCCCAGCGGGATGCTGCCGAACTTTGCGCGGACGATCCCGCGCATTTCGGCGGCAAGCTCTTCGACCGCCTTCTCGGCCGGCCATAGCGCGAGAGGCTTTGTGAGCACCGCGAATGGCAGCGGCTCCAGGTCGAGGCCGTGATGCTTGCGATAGGCGCGCATCCGCGCCGTCGCACCCTTCGCCGCCTCATAGGCGCACCAGATGACGCCGCGCGGTTGGAGGATACGGCGCCCGAAGAACGGGACACCGCGCGCCACGCACATGCCGAGGTGGTAGGTCAGAAACGACTTACCGGTTTGGGTCTCCCCCATCATCAGCGCGCCCTCGCGCTCGGGGATGAGATCCTCGACCAGGTATTCGTATTCCTCGCCAGGGTCGTTCTGATCGACCCACATCTTGAGGCCCATGCGGGACACGAACGGCGCGCCGGCGGTGAACTCCTCGTCGCCGACCGATCCGATCGCGCGGCGCTCTGAGCAGGACTGGATGTGCGCCGCGAGCTCCGCAGGGTCGAGCGATGGATCGGCATCAACCATGAGGCGGGCCACGTACTGGCCGGCCGTGAGGCCAAGACCCGGCAGCACCGCGTCCCACTCGCCGCCTAGCGCCGCGCCCATGGATTTGGCGTTGACTTCCCAGCCCTCATCGCGCGCGCGGACGAAGACCCCGAACATGCGTCGGTGGAAGACGTCGAAGAAATCGCCCTCGCCAACCTCGGCGACGACGGCATCAATCGAGTTCGGCTCCGTTAGGAGGATGCCGATGAGTTGGCGCTCTGCCTGGATGTCGGTCAGGGGATTGTCGCCGGCGTCGAACAGGTCCCCGGCCGGGAGAGGCGCAGGAACGTCGATCTCCGCTTCCGGCGGCATCGCGGTGAGGTCGTTCATCGCCGCGCCCCGGTCAGCCGCCGCGCAACCTCGGCAGGCTGATGGATGCAGGCATCCAGAAACCGCGCACCGGCATCGAGCACTGCGATGCGACGCATGACGTCCGGGCAAGGCGCCGCACGCAACCCGCCCATCAGCAGCGCGCGCTGCGTGCTTTCCAGCCGCCAGGCTTCATCCGCGATGGCCTGACTGATCTCGGCCGGCGACGGCTTCGGGGCGGCGGCGTCCAGCTTCGCTTCCGAGATCAGTCGCTCGGCTTCGACCTCGCCGCTCATGCCGCCTCCCCGCCTTCTAGGAGGTCGAATAGGGTGGGTGCCGCGACGTCGCGCTCCGCCTCTTGGCAATAGGCAACGCCGTCGCGGAAATACTGCGACGAAAGCTCCACGCCGATGCCGCGGCGTTTGAGCATGATTGCCCGGTACGGCACCGTCATCAGCCCGCCGAACGGGTCAAACACCGTTTCGCCCGGCATGGTGTATTGCGTGATGGCGCGGTCCACGATGTCGAATTGCAGCGGACAGAGATGGAGCTCGCGGCCCTTTGCGTGTTGCAGGCCGTTCAGCGTCCGCATTCTCGTCACGTCGGTCTCGACGCTCGGATGCCACGAATGCGGCGGCAGCAGCATGAATGTAGGCGGGAGCTGTCCGGCGGCGTCAAGCGCTTCGCAGCATGCCACGTGGTGTTCGAAGTCGTAGACGGTCGCGATGGAATGCTCTTTCCAGCGCGGGAATATATCAGAGGCCTTAAGCCCAACCAACTCGTCCGGCGTGAGCAGTCGATTTCCGCTGGATCGGCCAAAGCCATGAGCATCCAACTGCCACCGGCCTCGCGAGTAACCCGTGCCGGCAACAGGTGTCTGACGGACTTTGCTATCCTGTTCCCACGGACCGACGGTCCCATCAGGCTTGATCGACTGTGGCATTTCCTTCGCGACAGGCACGTCGGCATAGCCCTTCGAGCGATCGGACTGCGGCTTGCGGAAGATGTGGACGTATTCCGGCAGTCCGAAACCCATCCTGGTGCCGTCTTTGCACTGCTCGGTCCACCCGAGCCGATAGGTCTGGTTGTTCTCGCGAACAACGTCCGTAACGATCGTCTTCGTCCCGATGTACGCAAATCCGTGGCGCATCATGTGAAACAGCGTCTTTGCGCCGAACGGGCTCACGGTCTGGAAGCCGAGCCCGGTCATTCCGCCAGGCACGATCCTGTCTTTGCAATGGATCATCGCGATGCGGCCGGGCCGCAGCACGCGCAGCAACTCGGGCGTTAGGAAGTCCAGTTGTTCGAAAAAGTGATCGTCGTCGTCGGTGTGGCCGAAGTCACAGAAATTCGGCGTGTATTCGTACTGCGTCGAGAACGGGATCGATGTGATGATCAGGTCGACGCTGTTCTCCGCCATGCGCCGCGTCTCGTCCACGCAGTCGTTATTCACGCAAACAAACCGCTCGCCCCTGACCTCGCGGCGGGCGACACCGAGCGATCGCTCGAGCGCGCCGGCGAGGCTGGCGTGCGCCAACCCGAATTCCTTGATGATGCCGGCCATGATCGCGGCCTGCTCGTCGTGCCGCGCCCAACGCTCCTCGAGCTTCCGGCGGACGCCCCGCTCCTGCTCGGTGTAGATCAGATCGACGCGAACCGTATGCTGCTGGCCGAACCTGGCGAGCCGATGGATTGCCTGTATGAAGTCGTGAAACTTGAAACCGATGCCCGTGAACATCATCCAGTGGCAGAAATACTGGAAATTGCAGCCGGCGCCGCTCATCGAGGGTTTGGTCGCAAGCTCGGCGAAACGGCCATTCTTGAAGTCGATGGCGTTGCGCTCGTTCTCGTCCTGATCCTGCGAGCCATAGATGGACTTCGCCGTCGGAATTGCCTTCTCGATCGCAAGCCGCTCGACCTCGAGGTCATGCCAGATGATCCGGTGCGCCGCCGGGTCTTCGGCTCGCAACTCCATCACCTTCGCGATCCGGTCCGACAGGCTATCGCGCTTCACGCGCGCGGCGTTCTGGACACCGATCGCATCGTCGACGAACATCTTGCCCTGTCCGTCGCGCTCGCATTCGGCCTTGGTGTGGTCGGCCGGCAGTTCGTGCCAGCGGATATCGAGGTCGGGAAGGACGTAGCCCTCGTCGGAAAAGCCAAGGTCCGACGGCCTCGACACGAACAGCGCCCACGATGCGACCCACAGCCAGAACTCCCGCTCCTTGTGCGGCAGGATCGTCAGCTCATCAGCCTTCTCGCTGTTTCGCTTGAAGAAACGGGTCTTGGCCTGCGACACGTCCATGATGCCGAGGAACGCGGCATAGGCGAGCAATTCGATGTGCTCGTTCGGGTCAGGCGTGGCCGTCGCGACGAAGCGATAGCGGATCTGATGCGGGACCTGATCGCCGCGCGCGTCGCCGGCGAGCCGCGCCATGAATTCGCGGAACGTCTTCGACCCGCCGAAGCCGCGCAGGCAGGCCGCCTCATCGAGCGAAACAAAATCGAACAGCCGGGTGTCGATCTTGCCGTCGCGAACACTCTCGTAGTTCGTGAGATAGATGCGCGGCGGCCACGGCTGCCGATATTCGTCAGAACCGTCGGTCAGGTCTTCCGCTTCGATCTGATCCGTCGACTTGATGAACTTCAGGCGAACCGCGAAGTCGCCCTTGAACCAGCGCTCGCCATCGTCAAAGAACTCCTGACGCACGCCGAGCGGCAACACGATCAACGGCAGCGCGCCGGTCTTGATCCGACACAGCCGCGCCAGTTCGATCTGCGCCGAAGTCTTGTGCAGGCCGAACTTGGAGAAGATGCCGCGCCGGCCGCCCAGGGCGGCCCACGCCACGATCACCTTCACGAAATCCTTCAACGCCGGATTGATTTCGTGCGGTTCGACCGCAAACCCGTGCTCGGGCGCAACAGCGATCTTCTGCTCGATGAATGCGCGGTAGCTGTCCATCAGAACATCTGCCTCGCTGCAATCGGCCCGAGCGCGAAGCGCGTGGCATGTTCCGGCGCAAAGCAGCACACCGCGAACGCCCAGAGCGCGCAGGCGTCCGCCTCGTCATCGGTCGTGACGCGCCAGCCGTACCGCCGACAGATTTCGATGGTGTCGACCTTCTTGGCGTGGCCGTACCCCGTGAAGTGCTTCTTCACCGACGACGCCCGCCCCTCCCGGCAACGCACGTTCTGGCTGCGCGCGATCATCTCGGTGAGCACGGCAAGCCCCATCAGCTTGCGCGTCGTCATCGGTTGCGTCTTCTTCGGCAGGATCGGCGCCTCGAAGATCAAGAGCTCAGGCCGGCGCGCGATCACGACACCCTTCAGCCAGGCGGCGAAGGTCAGCCCGAACCGGCCCACGTCATCACCGGTCGGCGGGATCGTGAAATGTCCGAATTCCGGATTGGCGTCCGTCGGCTTGCCGCAACACCAACCCGTGTTGGTGGCAAGGTCGAGCGCCAAGATGTCGTTGGTGATGCGCATTCGCTGCGGTGATGCGGGGTGACGAGGATTGTCGTGTTCAAAGCCGCGGCGCAGGGCCGCGGCCGCGCAGGGCGTCTATTCGGTTCCGAAGATCGCGTTCAGGTGCGCGCCCATCGGGGTGTCGCCGAACGACTTGTCGCTGTTCGCGTGGCGCAAGATTTCCTCGATCTGCTCGCGATCGTCGCCGTCGAGGCTTTCCAGGTCGCCTTCGGACTTCCGGAGCGCCTTGCGCGCATTCCAGAGCTTGCCGAACACCTTCGGCCGGATGCCGGCCTGCTTAGCCTCTTCCTTGATGTCCTTCTGATCGTCGCGCAGCGATTTGCATTCCTGCATCGCCTTGCCCATGATCGAGGCGCACTCGTTCTCGATGTTCTCCATTCGATCGAGATATCCGTCGATCATCCCGAAGTCGTAGCCGTTGCCCGGCTTTGCCTCACTCGCCATTTCAAGTCCTCCGCATGTGGATGGTTTGGCGGGCCGCGCCCAAGCGCGGCGCGCGGTTAGGCAAGCTCGAGCTTCGAGCCAGCGACCCAGTCATCGGTGTGACGCTCGTGCCCCGGGCTCCGAAAACGGACGCGATAGTCCGGCTCGCCTCGGAAATAGTGCGCAACGCCGAGCACGACGCCGATGCGGTCCGTCCCGCGCAGCCTGGCGCAATCGAAAATCACGAACTCGGTCGGCTTCTTCTCCGTCGACGCGCGGGTGTGCGCCGGCCGCCGCCTAACGGCAGTCCTCACAGTCTTCGCCATGGTGGCTTCCCTTCCTTGCTGCAGATGGTCCGCCGTGATGCCGCGAATGCAGCGGCGCTCGGCGCCCTCGATCAGGGCGCGCCAATACCGCACCGGGATCGAGCCGCGGACGATCATCGTTCCGACATGCGTGCGCGATCGGACGCCAGCGTCCTGAGTAAATGCCTCAACGCTCGGCCAGCGGGCGACAAACTCGGAGATCACGGGATTGCTGACTTCAACGTAGGAGGTCACGGCTAGACCTTGCTCGGATGCGGCCGGGCAATGCCCTTCGGCCACTTCACGTTGTCCGGCCAATTTTCCGAAAACCAAGCCATGGCGTGCTCAAAACGAGCGGTGTGAAGATCTCGGCCGTTCGCAATGGCATCGAGCTTCTTTCCGTCGTTCAGTACGATGGTCGAAATTCGTGAAATGGAGCGGCCGCGAGCCTCGCAATAGGCGCTGGCGACCACCAAAAGCTGCTCTCTCATTGTCATGAAGTTAAACATAAGGTCATTTATCCGCATTCGTCAAGCAGGATGCGGATATAATACCGCTACCAGTCTAGATGTGTGCGGTTATGGTGTTGATATGAAAAAGAATTCGGCAGAAAAAATCTTAGAGCGGATCGATCGCAGAATTGCCAAGCTTGCGAAACGCGCATCGGATCGCGGCGAGAAATTCCCCAAATCCGATCGCGCAATAAGCAAAGCAGCAACCGGATCACCGGAGACGTTGCGGGGTATCCGGCGGAATGTTGCGAACGGAGTGCAGTCTGGTGTCTCGCTCACCAACATCTCAAAATTTGCGCGTTTCCTTAAGACAACTGACGCATGGCTCCTGAACGAGACAGGGCCTGAAGAACTCGATGATCTAAACCATGACAGCGATCCATTCGAGCGCACACACTACGCCGAAGTGATCGAGGCAGAGAGAAAAGCCGTCATCGGCACAGTTCCGCTGGTCGGATACGTCGGCGCAGGAGCGGCAGCTCACTTCTACGAAGGCATCGCTCAAGAAAATCTAGATCGAGTACCCGCTCCTTTCGATGCGACGGAGAGCTCGGTCGCAGTCGAAATCCGCGGCACTAGCCTCGGCACAATGTTCGATCGCTGGCTCGTCTATTACGACGATGTTCGAAGGCCAGTCACCCACGATCTTGTTGGAAAGCTCTGCGTCGTCGGCACCGACGATGGCCGCATCCTCGTCAAAAAGCTTCTCCGATCAAAAACCCAACCGGGAACGTTCGATCTTATCTCAGAAGTCGAACCTCCAATTCTAGGAGTATCAGTTCAATGGGCCGCAAAGGTAAGGCAACTGGCGCCGCAATAGCATTTCTGTTTGCGCTTCTCGCACTGGGTGTGAACGCAAGCGACGCCGGCGAAGATTGCAAATCGATCAAATCGCCAGAGGAACGGCTCAAATGCTACGATGCCCAGGCGACGAAAAGCGAACCGCCACGGGAGGCGTCGGCTTCCGCCGAATTTCAGATCGTAGACCCTTCCGATATCTACGTTGGCACTAGGAAGTACCTCAACAAACCAATCGGAATTCGGCGCGTCAGATGCTACTTCGCCGACGTCGACGACTATCGTTGCATCCCAACAAATTCAGAAACTTCGGTTGCGTTCTTTTCAAAGAGCATCGAACCAAAAAGCGCGAGAGAATTCATCGAAAAGAACTGCGACACCCTCAAAAAGACCGTTACGTTGTCGGCATGCCTTGTCAGCATTCGCTTTCAATATTCCGCTGACGACGTGAACGAAGACTTCGTCTCAGGCATGAACAGGCGCATCGTGATCCGGCCGAGAGACGGGATCACGGTATCAATACCCGAAGAAGGCGGCCGAAGAAGCCGCCGATGACGCGGGGACAATCGGGGGACAAAGAGGGGACAAAGTGGGACATGGCCCGCTCCTTGCTACGCGCGCGGGCGCGCGCAGTTTAGTAATTCTATTCTAGCAAGGGGCCTCGTAAGAGGCCCCTTTGCTTTGGAATTAGAATGATCTGTATTTCCACGGGGACAAACTACAGGGACATTGCGTCACACGGCCGGGTGGCTCCCGCCACCGGCCTAAAAATAAATGCGGATGTTTGTCCGCATTTCTCTTGACGCGGTTAAATATCCGTATCTATGGTCACGTCCACCGCCGCATCCCGCGGCGACAAGCCCGAGAGGGCCAGGACGCACCATGGACCAAACTGTTGAAGCCACATCGACCCTCGAAGCCATCCGCAACCTGATTGTCGCTGCCGAGAAGGCCGGGCTGGATCGCGCTGATTGCAATCGCAACGTGATTAGCGCCGCGCGCGACGCGATTGTCGCGTATGAAATCGCGATCGCTTCCGCGAACGGAGGCGAGTGATGGCAAAGAAAAAGCTCAGCGAGACCACAGCGACCGACGGCGCCGTCATGTCGATCAAGGGCTTTGACAGCAACCTGCAGTGTCGCGGGTTTCAGTTTGAGGTTGGCAAGACCTATTCCGTAAGCGGCAAGATTTCCGCTTGCGAGAACGGTTTCCACGCCTGCCCCGTCGAAGAACATCCGCTCTCGGTTTTCGAATTCTATTCTCCTGCTGGGTCGCGTTTCGGCGAGGTCACGCAATCCGGTGATCGCGACCGTGAAGGCACCAAGCTCGCATCAGCAACGATCACGATCGGTGTCGAGATCACGCTCAGCGATCTGATCGAGCGCGCGGTGAAGTGGGTCTTCGACCGCGCGGACTGGAAAAACGCCGAGAAGGTCACCGGCGAAAACGAAGGCGCCACCGCCAGCGGCGACCAGGGCGCGGCCACCGCCAGCGGCTACCAGGGCGCGGCCACCGCCAGCGGCGACCAGGGCGCGGCCACCGCCAGCGGC